CATTAATGTATGAGAACGATATTAATTTAGACAATGGCTGATATAACAATGTGCCCGGGGACAGATTGTCCCCACAAAGAAACCTGCTACAGGTTCACGGCTATGCCTAGTGAATACCAATGGTATTTAAAACCCCCTATCAAAGACGGCAAGTGCGATATGTATTGGGGTAAGAACGCAGAGAATATTTGGAATCAACTAAAAGAGATAGTGAAATGAAACAGACAGCAGTACAATGGTTTGCATCAAAGGTGATGTACCTAAAAATAAATCCAAAGGAGATGCATGACTTCCTTGAGTGGTACGAAGAAGCCAAGCAAATGGAAAAGGAGCAGATTAAAGATGCTTATCGAGTAGTTGATTTAGATATACAACATGAAGATGTTGGTGAAATTAATTCAGAACAATACTACAAAGAAACATACGGAAAAGATGATGACATTTAATCAATTAAAAATTGGAGACAGAGTCAAGACAAAGCATTCAGGAATGGCTACAGTTTTACAGGTTGGAGCCTACAAAGGAACAATGGTTAAACTTAAATGTGATAAACCTAGATGGGCTTGTCCATTTTTCTATGAGGAAGAATTAGAATTTAAAACTGAACAAGGCACATGAACATCTATCTTGGAGAACAAGCAAAGAAGTTATTCTTTGGTCGTGAGATACCTATGGATTCAATGGGGGTATTTAAGTCCAACATAGATGAGTGGGTATATTGGTACCGTGATGAACGGATTTATGATACTGGATTTGCAGATACACAGGCAGAAGCAATGCAAAAGTCAAAAGCATATATTAAAATAATTAATTTAAGATATGATATATAGAGTACACGGAGCAAAGTTCCACGACATGGACAGGCTCAACGACCAAATAAAGAAAGTCATGCGCAGGTATGGACATCAGTTCGGATACTTTGAGATTGGAGATATGTACGAGATTGATGGAACAGTAAACTTAATCCTAGAATGAAGTACTCACGAAGTTTCAATCACGATGTAAAGGTTGGGCTGCTTGGGGAGGATTGGGCAAAGGAATTTTTCTCAGGAGAGTTTAAGCTTGAAGTTAAGTTTGACTCCATGGCCCACGCTTCAGGTAACCTTTTCATCGAGTACTCTTCTAGGGGTAAGCCATCAGGGATAGCGGCAACAGATGCTGAGTACTATTTGTACATAATAGCCGAGTTCAACTACGCCATCATATTGAACGTGGAGAATCTAAAAGAAAGGCTGAGGTTCTACTACAAGCACAATATGTACATAAGAAATGGAGGAGACGATGATACCTCAGTCGGCTTCTTGGTGCCCATACAAGAACTGTTAACGGTATAAAAAGGGGTATAAAAGGGGTATGTTTAGGGTATAAAAAGGGGTATAAAAATCAATGACCGAGCAACAGATACAAACAAAGCTAATGAAGGAGCTGGAGTCAAATGGATACTACGTCATCAAGTTGATTAACACCAACAAGAATGGTATCCCAGACCTGATAGCCATACCAAGGGACTCAGACGTTGAGTTCTACGAAGTAAAGAAACCCAAGGGTAGAGTGTCAAAGCTTCAGGAGTACAGATTAAAAGAGCTTGCAGCTCACGGAATAAAAGTAGAAATCTATAAAGGAATCGAATCAAATGATATTACATAAGCACACCAAAATGGAGACGCTGTCTCAGATAGTGAACAGAGAATTTAAAGCGAACATATTTAACTATTCAAAAAAACAAAGCAACGTAAACGCAAGGAAAGTATTTTGCAAAATATTAAATGAAATAGGTTTCTCATCGAACGACATCTGTGGCTTTCTAAAGAGAGACTACGGAGTTTATATGTACTACATGGGAGACGTAGATAATCTCATAAGGTACAACCATGAGGTAGGTCAGAAATATTTAACCTGTAAGGAGTTATTTTTCATAACGATAAGGGGGATAATACAAGAAGAGAATGAGTATATTGTTAGTACAAATTCAAAGATTAACTACTCTGTCTGGGACAAGGACAGGATGCCTAAGGTTGAAGACAAGTACGACAGGATAAAAAGAATCATTGAGCTTGTTGATTTCAATACTCCATTGGGGCAAGAACATTTAATATTTCAAAAATTAGTCCACGTGTTTGAAACTATATCAGACGATGGAGAAAAAACGAGACCGAGAAAATGCTAGAGCAAACAGAATTGCCGCACGTGTGGGGCTAAACCATATCCTGATGGCTAGTATTTATGAGAACGTAGTAGATAGGGACTTCAAGAAAGCAGAGATAGAGCTGAAGGAACTTATCTACGATTTAAGATTAATGTTGAAATCAATAGAGGAAGATGATTTTTGAAACGGATACAGATATTCTAAGAGAAAAAAAAGCAATCGATTTATTCGTCAGTATTTTCAAAGGCTCATACAAAAAGCTAGACCCTCTTGACATAGACTACAAGGTGTCCGATGATAGAGGACAACTGATTGCTTATGTTGAGGTGGTTGGAAGAATGAGGAGCATGAAGACGTCCTACCCTCTGCCAATTACTTTGAGCAAGTTGAACAAGCTTATAGAGAAGCGACTCAACCCTGTGATTGTGTGGTCCTGTGACGATGGCATCATCTATGCTGAGGCCACCAAGCTAGAGGGAGAAATAAAGTGGGGAGGTCTCCCTCCCCGTGATGATGAGATGATGGTCTATTACGATAAGCAGAAGACCATGAAGTACGTGAGGTATGTTTAATTCCCTCTCTTCTTTTTCTTAAACTCTCTGTCTTCTCTAGCCTTAGACTCCTTCTCTAATTTACTTTCAACAGCCTCCTTTGCCTTTGTCTTCTTGGCCCACTCAGAGTTAGGTCCGAATCTTTTTCTCCAGAGGGAAGGATTTAATCGCTTCATATCACTCTCGTTGTCGTATCGCTGACCTTTGCTTGAATCATAAAGGAGTCTCTTTTTCCTTGCAGTCAATGCCTCCTTTTGTTTATCAATCGCAGCCTTAGCCTCTTCACTTCCTGTAATTTCAACAATCTTTTTATCTAAAGCTTTGCGCTCATCCTCATCCTTAATCTTGCTCTTCAGCTCTCTTAAGTCTTTTAGCTTCTCGTACTCATCTCTGTTTGGTATTGACGAATCAGGAGTATTGGCAGCCTTACGTAGGTCCTTGTAAATCTCATCGTTCACAGCCTTCTTTACGTCCTTGTATAGTGGGATGAGACCAAGGTTACCAGCTACCTCCAAAGGAATTCTATAATTGACAGTCATGTCCTCTCTTCGTATGGCATCAGGCTCCTTTTTAGTCGGACCTTCACCCATAACTCTGCTAGATAGGGCTCCAAAGTTTTTACCTATCAACACAGCGGTGTTCAATGCGGGACTATATGCTCCGGCCATACTGATAGCCATCTTTGGAACATCTATATCCCCTCTGTCTCCTACGTTTAGATAGGTATAGGCAATGTTATCTTTGTAGAAATCATACTCTCCGCTTCTAAGGAAGTCAAGATACTCTTCGTTGATTTTTTCCACTCCAAAGTTTATCATGCCTCTTACTGCGTTGCCAAAGTTCCTTCCAACAGTATAACCAACCAATACGTTGGTCAATCCTCTACCAACCTTTTGAAAGAAAGACTTCTCATCCACCTCTTCCTCGTCTTCCCAATCAAAGGCAAGTCCAAGAGCTGCTCCAACAATTCCTGCACCCATGTTCGCAACCATAATTTGATAGATTATAGACCTAGTTGTGATACCAGCTAGTACAGCGGCAGCCTTCTTCTTGGTCATGTATCCCTCGTTGAACAAATTATAGACTGCGCTTCTTGCTGCAGCATAATCAAAGTTCATAAAGTTGGTCATGTAAGAGTTAAAGTTGTTCCACAGCTTTTGTGTTAAGCCTTGATTTGGCTTGAGCTTTCCTTTAAGTACACCCATGAACTCGTTGTTAGCAGCACCTGAGTATACAGACTCTTGGTCAGCCTTTCTTGTGGCCTGCTCAATTGCATCTGCATACTTCTGCATATAGTCGAGGTCATTGTTAATCATCATCTCTTGATTAACTTCTTCCCCTGTTATTCTTTTGAACTCATTCATGAAGCTTCCAAACCAAAGTGGCATAGACACCACCTTATCAGGAGTTGTTAGCATTGTGTCAGCAATGTATTCAACTGGGTTCTGTACGAATCTTTTTAATGTTAGATTGTAAATCTGTGCTGTTCTATTTCTTAAAGCGCTTCTTGAAATGCTGCCCTTTATACCTGATGTTTGCTTTAGTATTTGAGGGTCTACCATCCTTCCAGAAAGAGCATCCGTAGAATAAAGCCTAGACGTTTGTTTTGACTTTGCATTATTCATGAACTCATACCCATTAGCGGAAGCAATTAGCTTAGCGTGTTTAATACCTGTAGCAAATCCCTTTGGATTTATAATCAATGCGTTGACAATGTTGGATGCTAATTCAGCTTGGAACCTAGTAGTTCCAGCCAATGCTGCTCTGTATCCCTGCTTCTGAATAAAGTCAAACACCTCATTTGAAAGGTCATCCTGACTGATATTATTGGTCAATATATTCTCAAGAGCCTCTTCGTAAGCGTTGTTAATCGCATTGAATATTTGAATCTTCTCCTTATTCATAAGGCCCTTGCTCTCTAAATTTTTCTCTGCCTGAATTAAGGTTCTTCTGGCGGTACGAATAGGGGATGTCAAGTTATAATCTAACAACACAAACTTAGCTCCCTTTTGAGTAGAGGTAAACAAGTCAAAGTTTAGCGGAGTTAAAGCGCCAGTTCGCTCAATCAAAGACTTAGCCTTTGTGGTTGGTCTCATTGAGTTACTGTAACTACTAGAGAACTCAGGAGCTGCAGTAGCATCCATAGGGTTCTGCTCATGCAAAACATTGTGGTGAAAATAATTGTCCATCAACTCTACTTTATTGCCACGTATAACGGATGAAGTGTATGCCGCCTTCTCCCCTAGAGAAGCATTGATTTCAGTCATGACTTTAATGGCATTCTTCTCAGCATTATTAAATGTGTTGTAGAACTTATCCAAGTCAACAGTCCCGTCCACAGTGTATGTGTCAAGCTCTTCAAGTATATTCTCTAGCTTCTCAGCGTCTGCCTCTTTGAATACTGACTTGCCTTTTCTAATATGCTTAATGGTCTCCTTCAGATAATCGGAAACAGGCCTAACTCCCTTCTTGCCAATGTTTGACTCGTACTCACGCTGAAGCATATAGGTTGTCATTCTAAACTTAGACATCAAATACTTGTCAGGGTTCTGATTGAATGAAGCCAATACTTTATTTTGAGCAATATCTATTTTTTGAGATACTCTCTTTAGCTCCGAGTTAAATCTAGCCAATGCCTGAGAAGATTGCTCAAGCAATGAGTTAAAGATGTCCCTTGTTTTAAAATCACCAAACACATTGTCTATGTAGTATAGAGGGTTAGCTCTTATCAATTCATCGACAGCTCCCTTGTTAGTGAACTTATCCTTTAGTCTAGAATATAGTTTTGAGAAAGACAAAGGCTTAGCTCTTTCTATAGCACTTGAAAGAACCTTTCCTTCTTTGATAGCATCAAGTTTCTCTATAGATATCTTGGCATAATGAGGTAGGTACCCATTATTTATGTTTTCTATAACCTTAATTATGTTTTTCAAATCAGGCAAAGAAAGATTCATTAAGTCCGACTCGCTTAGCTCCTTGATTAGTTTTGATAGATTTAATGCATCTTCTTTCTCATCACGGCTAGGCAGAGGGAATTCTTTATTGTCAATCTTTAGAGCCTTTAATATTTTTATTTCCTCCTTCTTTTGTTCTGCAATCTCTTCTTCAGTTAAATCAGTACGTTCTACCTGAGGTAGTATTTCAGACTTATACTTTCTCATAAGGTCTGCTTCATCAGTAGAGATTAGACCATCGTCTATCATCTTCTTGATGGTAGCTGCATAGTTAAGACCACCTTCTTCGTTGAATACCTGCTCATCGTAGTTATTAAACCTATCAGCAAGGACGTCCACCGAGGATAGCTCATTGCTTACCTCTTCAAGTATCTCATTGACCTCTTTTAACACCTTGACTCTGTCATCAATACTAAGCACTGCCTTTCTTGCTCCGAAGTCCTCCAAGATACCTAAGTACTTCTCAAGTTGATTCAAAGGAATCAGCGTAGGATTAATAGATAGGAGTTGTTTCAGTGGTATGAACAGGTCTTCAGCTACACCAATCTTTGTCTTGATATTTTCTTTTGCCTTCTTAATTTGAGCTAATGCAGTAGTCATCTTCCCAACATACTCTGCCTTTGAGAATACCTTAGCAACGTAATCTACGAAGTTGGATATGGATGCCTCACTCAAAGGATTCATCTTGAGTGCCCTAACAGTAAGGCTAGTGGCTTGGTTGAGCGTAATCTTACCATCTGTGACCATTTGCTTAATCTCATCTGCCAAGAATTTATTAGCCTCAGCTATTGACTTCTTAGCTGCAGCTGCACCTTCAGCAAGTTCTTTAATTCTTTTCTTAAGAACCTGTGTTTCGGTCATGGTTATCTTAGTGATATCCTTTAGCTGACCAAGTATTCTCTTTGCCGTAGGAGCTGACTTTTGTCTTAGCCCAAGCATTTTACGAACCTCACGTACTAGCTTTTCTTTCTGTACATCCGTGGCTGCTGTGTATGCCTTTGAGTTCTTTAGCTTGCTGATTACTTCTTTGGATTCAACACCCTTAACAATCAAGTCCTCAATTCTTTTCATCAAAGAATCATAACCGCTGATAGTATCTTCAGACAATGTAACCCTTCCTGCTGCAGGGACATCTTTTGCCATCGCCTTCTTGATGTCGGCCTTAGATATACCCTTACTTTCAAGGAATGACTTTATTACCTCCTCAGAAAATCCCTGAGCTCTAGCTTGCTGAACTACCTTCTTTGCCTTGGCTTCAGTGTTAAGCTGAGCCTTTCCTTTAATATCTTCTTGAAGATTTAAATCCTGATAATCATATAGAATTTGGTCAGCCCTGTCGATGTTTTCCGTCTCAGAAAGCAAAGTTTTTCTTCTCTGCTCAGGCGTTAGCTTTGCCCTGTACTCAATGTTTCTAGCCTCAACTTCTCCTGCTATTCTGTAATAAAGGTTGTATGCAGATGCAGCTTGAACTCCATATATATCATCAACCGTTATTTTTCTTCCTTGTTTTTTACTAGCATCTTCAGCAAAAGCTATCTTTCGTGCTTTCTCTTCCTTGGTATCCTTATGAAGAGCTAATTCACGTATCTTTTTAAAATCATTTTTTGCCTTATCATAAGTTGCCTTAGACTTTTCTATTGGATTTTTATTGTCAGAGTCCTTGTAAAAGTCTTTTGTAAAATCAAATACATTTTTTGCCTTTCTTACCACATCTCTAACATCATCTAGCAAATACTTCATAATGCCTTTTGCTAGTGCAGGATTAGAGCCACTTTCGAAAAACTCTACAGTTTGAATATAATGCTGTATTTCATGCAGCATTGTTAATTCTGCAACCTCTCTATTATTGTTATAGTATTTAGTATTAATACTTATCTCCTGTGTAGGTCTATCGAATCCACCCAACTCATCATCAGGCAAATCCTCAAATACAATTTTTATTTCTTTAGCCTTAGGATATGCATCGTATAAGTCAGGAGCTGTAAATATATCTCCTAACTTAGCAACCCTTACATTTTTTGTACCTCTCTTTTCTTCCTTTAAATCATCAAGGTCGATGTCCTTGAACTTACCATCAGGTATTTCATACTTCCAATTACCATCTTTTCCTTTTTCCCAACCTGTAACTTCTCTAATAGTCTGAGGGCTAACTTTATTTTTATCCATATCCTCAGCTAAGTTTTGATTAAACTTAACTGCAGCAGATAGATTAGCATTCTTTCCAATCAACTGAGCCTTACCTTTCATCCTTGGCTCAAGCTCTCTAATTACGCCCGTCTCGGCAGCAATAACTTTCGTCTGCATTGGCTTAGTCTTACCTTCTCTGCCGCCAATTACATCCTTGTACTTTTCTTTTATAGACTCAGGCATGATATCCCAAGAGTCAATCTTCTTATCAGGAACACCTACTACTTCACCACTAATAGCAAACTCATAGGTAGAGTGTGGAGCTTTACCAGAAACCCCTGTTGGCTTGCCAACAAGCATGATATCATTCTGATTGAAATCATTTTCTCTGTAGAAGCCATCTCTCAATTCATTGTAGTCAATGAATGCATTGAATGAGCCTAAAAGTTCTTTAAGCGAACCTTTCGGTGCCGTCTTTAGAGAACCGATTTCACCAATAGATATAAGGAAAGGTTTTCTCTTAGGGCTATCAGCCAACTCTTTAAATGAATTCACTTCATTCAATGCGTCCTTGATAGTTTTTAGTTCTACCGTTTCTTTTTCAAAATTGTTAATTGCTTCTTTGAACTTATTGAAGTCTGAGGTCTTATTTATTCTATCAGCCAACAAGTCCAATACTCTTTTGTTAAATAGCTTGGCCTTTTCAGGTGAGCCACTAATAAAGAATATGTAATCAGCTTGATTGATTTGATTTGTCAAAGTCTTCTCAGGCAACCCACTAGCCCAAAGTATTCCCTTACTTCGGTTGGTAGGGTCTAGAGCAAAGCTTGGGCCTGCATCTAAGTAATGTTCACCTTCAATAACTTCATCGTAATAGTTGCCACGTCCTAGTTGGTCTGCCATCCAAAACCAAATCTTTTGTTTCTTGGCGACAATGTCATCGATTAAAGCATTGATGTCAATCTTATCTGCTTCAGTAACGAATGATAGTGGTAATGGTGCCTTAGGGAAATTTAAAGAAGCTTTTCCTTTAGGGAGGGGATTGATTGTTGTAGGGCTTCCAATAGGAACGGATAGCCCTTCTTGAATTGCTGTAATATCTGCAGGGTTAATTGCCTCTCCTTTACGAATAGACTCTGATATATTTCTAAGGAACTCAATTGTCTGCTTGGTATCTTTAACATTTTGGAATGGAGTGAAAGCCCCATTAGTAATCTTAGATACCACCTCATTAATTATTGAAGCAATGTTCTGTAATAGAGTAGGAGATATATTCTTATCTGCTTGAGTAAGCTGAGCAGCTAGTTCAACTAGGTACTCTTCGTATGAATCGTTCTCCTCGTATTGACTTGCAAAGTCAGTTAACGCTTGATTTCCTTCTTGATTTAATACAGATGCAATTCTATTCTTTAATGTTCTAAATGATTCTACATTCTCACCAAATGCTTTACGCATTACACCATGCGCAACTTCGTGCGCAACGGTTGCGTTGTTAGCCTTGTTAAGATTAATATCTATCTTACCAACATAAGTCCCGTCAGGTCTTTGCACATAAGAGAAGTAGCCTGCTGATTCAGCAGGACCATTAACAGAAGCCATTGCATTTCTGTAGCTATTCTCGTCATCGTGTACTACGATTTCAAAGTCAGGAAGTACTGACTTTAATGTAGTCAATGTCTTCTGAGCAAAGTCAATAACCTGTTTCTTGGCATTATCCTGCACTCTCTTTCTCAAGGAGTCCATTCCGATTGGGTCAGCAACATTTACTCCTGAAGTTGTAGCAGTATCAGTAGGAGCTATAGGAGTAGGAGTTTCTTTCTGAGTAAACATCTCCTCCATTTTAGCAATCTGTTCTGCTTCAGTAAGGGTGGTAGGTTGAGGTGATACAGTAGGTTGAGCGGTCACCTCAGGCTGTGCTGCTGCTTCAGCTCTCTTAGAGTTTACATAGTTTCTGAATAAGTCAGTATTACGAATATCTCCTACATTTCTTTCTACTTTTACACCAACTCCTGTAATTGTACCGTCTTTTTTCTTATTAAAAGTAAATCGAGTTCTTGTCTCATTATCATCAAAGTTGTTGTATTCAAATACAACTGAGTCACCAAGGTCTGTTCTTTGTGGCTCTGCCTGTGGCTCAAATTTCTTTGATTGTAATACCTTACCAAGTACCTCATTATTCTTATCTGATACTTCTTCGGTAGGATTGTACTCAACGATTTGGTCATCGGTTAGCTCAACTGCAGGAGATACAGCTGTAGTAGTCTCAGGAGCAGTAGGAGCAACGGGAGATACAGCAGGAGATACAGCTGTTACTTCTAACTGCTTAGGCAACCTAGTCATGGTTGCTTTTTGTTTGTCTTTTACAAATCCAAACTTCTCGTAAAATGCTTCTAATTTTTTAGGTGTTTCAAATCCCTTAGCCTTCATTCCTCCTATTAAATTTGGAGTTAAAGTCAGGGTTGTGTTATTCTTATCCGCATTCTCTGTGACGATTCTCATTATAGCAGAACCGTTACCTGTTCTCTGACCTCTTTTTTCACTTACTACTTCATCAATCTTTACAGTATTATCATCAACAGAAGACATTGATATTCTTCCAAGTAAATTGCCTTCAGAATCAGTGGCAGCATATCCCCCGCCAATATGGTCATTGGGGAATATAACATCCATCTCTTCGAAGAATTTCTCATCACTTGGCTTTACTTCTTCTTTGGCTTGACCTTCTTCGGCAGTGACTTGAGGTTCTGCTTGGGGTTCTCCTTGCGCCACTTCTTGGCTAACTGTGGTTCCTGACTGAACAGGTACTTGACCTGCTGCTTGCTCTTGAATGGCATCTTCTTGTACGGGTTTAGTTTCTGTAATTGGATTCTCCTGTAGGTTCTTTATCTCTGCTCTAATTTGAGCAGCCTTTTCTTTAGCTACCTCAGTCTTATTGCCTTCTAATGTATTTAGTTGCTTTTGTAAATCTACAATAGCATTTAGAGTTGGTTCATTTAGGTCAGGCTGAGCTTGCTTTACTTCCTCTTTAATGGTGTTAGTGACAATCTTATCCTGAAGCCTTACCTGTCTCCCTTCATAATCATTCTTAATGTCAATCTTAGAGACTGCCAATTGCTCAGGAGTCATTGTTTCAAGTAAATTGTCAATCTCTTGAGCATCAACATTCCGACCATTAACTTTATAAACAGGCTTAGCAAATCGAGCCATTAAGGTAGACTTTACTCCTCCCGGCATTTCAGCTATACCTTCTAGCAAAATCTCCCCAGTGTCCATGTCTTGACCAATCAATCCACGAGCAGCAGCCTCTCCTGTTGAACCACCTGCTGCTTCTATCGCAGTGCCTGCAGCAGTGGCTTTAGTAACCGCAGCTTTTGTAGCGGCCCCAGTAGCTGAGCCTGCTGCTGACTTAGATAATATTTTTGCTCCAACCCCTGAGGCTAACTTTCCTGTAAATGCATCTATCGCACCGATGGTTATGCCACGAGCGATAGCTTTATTTCTAATATCATTTAATTTCTCAGGGTCCTCTAGGATTGCTTTTACATTTTCTGCGCTAGAATCCTTTCCGCCTAGCTCCTCATTTAATAATTCTGAAAAAGTTGCACCTGTTTCAACAATGGTACTAGCCAATCCAAATGCATAGGGCACTGAAGCAACTGCCCCAGCCACCGCCCCCGGGGCTGCTCCTGCACCTAATGTTAGACCACCTGCAGTTACAGCTCCAGCTGTCGCTCCTGTACCTACAGCTCCTAAACCCGCAATGACAGCGTCTCTGTTGGTAGCCATTGATACCATTGAGCTAATCATTATTTCAGGTAAAATACTTGGGTTTTGAATTACTCCTTTAACAAATCCCCAAACTCCTTTTCCCGCTTCCTCGTATGTTTTTTGATAGTCTTGAAATTCCTTAGAACCACCAAGTTGTTCTAACTTCTGCTGCTTATCAAGAAGGTTTTGTATTTCTTCTAGAGATGGTGTAGTCCCTGATATTAAAAGTTTGTTAGCCGCTTGAGCAACATCTCCTTGACGATATCCAGAAGCCACGGCTCTAGCCATGTCATCAGCAAAGTCTCCTATTCCTATTGGAGATACGCTATCGAATCCACGAAGGATGTTTCCAAATGTTCCTTGAAAATAATCTTCTTCAGGAACTGATACGGACGAAACCGAAGAACCAAGTCCCGAAGGTAATGCCGTAGTATCGTCTTTTTTTTTTAACTCTGGTGCAACTGGTGCTTGAGCCTCAGGACTAACAGGGGCTCCTACTCCAACTAATATTTTGTAATCATCTAATGACCTTTTATATCCATTTTTTTGGAATAACCCATAAGAATCATTTAGTGCATTAGGATTTGATGAAATCAATTGCTTAAAATCTTGCAACGATTTATTATATCCATTTTGGACAAACAAATTGTATGAGTCAATGATAGCTTGTTCGTTCATATTATTGAGGTTAATTATATTGCGCACCTACTCCACCTGTCTTTCTGCTTGTCTTAGGGAATGAACTTAGTACAGCTTCAGCTGCCATTTCTTGTTCCTCAACAGTCCCTCCCTTAGCATAATTTTTAATGATAAAGTCTTGCATACTCTTAAGTGCAGCTTTATTTTTTGTTGGGTCACCCACTTTATATCCTGATGATTCTACTCCGTTAACGTCAACAAACACATTCCCTGTTGCTGGGTTGTAATCAAATGTAACTCCAAACAACTTTGGCGCAATTAACTTATTAAATTGCTCTGTTAATGCTTCTCCACTTGTAAGCTTCTGAAGATACGGAGTTAATTTAGGAGTTTGTATGCTTTCAGAAACAATTGTATTTAGCTCGTCCAATGGTGCCAGTTCTTCAGCTTCTTCTGTAAAACCTGTTGCTCTAGTTCTAGTATTAGCCTTGTTGCCTTTGTATGTTGATTTACTAAAACTAAGAATAGTATCTTCAGGCAAATCTGTACCAAAAGCACTAATCATAGAACTAGCTATTTTATCAGGGTCATCATTTAAATCAAATGTAGACTCACCTGTTCCATCCATTTCACTAACTGTAATTGTGCTACCTTCTCTGTTAACACGTTTTTTTGATTTTTGAGCTAAGTATATAATAGCATTTCCAACCTCTTTATCGTCATCACTCTTCAATGCTGTACCTAGTTGTCTACCAAAGTTCTCAGCATCTTTCTTAGCTTGAGCAGCATCATTCTCAGCATCAGTTCTAGGCCTGCTTTCTTGACGCTGAACTTGACCTCCTTGAGTAATAGTTTCTTTTCTAGTAACCATGCTTAGCAATTGCTGAGTCATCCAGTCTTCAGCTTTCTTTTCTAGCTTGTCTGAGAACTGGTACTCAGCTCTACCCGTATTAGGGTCTACTACTTTAAGGATTAAGTCAGGGTTCTTGGCCGCCTCATTAGGGTCCATGGTAACTTTTACTCCTAATGTATCAGCAAGTAATGATGCCTTTTGAAATGGACTAGATATAACCGCACCTACAGAATCTCTAAGAGACGTATAATAATCAAATAATATTTGTCCCGTAACAGGGTCAATATCTTTTCTGTTTCTAAGGTCTTCTACAGACTTAATGCTGCCCAGCTTACTTAATGTAGCAGGGTCTAACGTAGCTTGAATCTCTGTGCCTAAGCTATCAGCTATTGGAGTCAAAGCCTCCATAGCCCTAAACTTATCTATTCTTGTATAAATAGCCCCATCTATGTACTCCATTCCACGGGTACTACCATCCTTTAGGCCCATTACTTTTTGGCCATCAATTATTTGTTCTTCTTTTAAACCAACATTAACTTTTCCTGAAGGAGCATCAATAAAGAATCCTGACTGTCTAAAGTTACCGTATCCTTGAATCTCTTCTAAAGCTTGTATTTCAAGGATTGATGATTTATCTGTTCTTGCTCTTTCCATCAACTCACCATATTGAGCTTGGAATTCTTTCATGGCCTTAAAGCTTCTTGTTGTTCCGTCAACTAAATTCTGACGGGCAACCATATAATCCTTTGGCTTCAATAGGCCACTTTTTAAAAGTCTTTCTTGCTGAAGCATATACTGACTTGCTTGGTCAGCGAATCTCAAAGCCTCTTCTTTTGCTCCAACGTGTTCTCCTTGAGGAGCATTTGAAAGTTGTTCGGCATATTTACGTGTAGCCTCATCAATAGCAGCTTTCTTTTCTTCCCTTAAAGCAACTTCATCACGGAGCATATCCGTCATGTTCTTACCTATCTCAGCCCAATTGACCTGAGACTCAGCACTACGTTCAGCATATTTATAAAATGTAGCCATTGATTATTTACGGGTAAAAGGATTTAGAAAATCGTAATCAATAAAGTCATTGAGAAACATATTAGCCTTTCCCTGTTTTAATCTATTTATGGTTGGATTCATCGCCTGTGCTGCTTGAACAGAAGCTAACCTGCCTTGTCTTAATGCTGAGTTAGCAACATCTTTTAAGTTTTGACCTCTTCCACTAAAACCTAATTCAGTCCTAGCATCTTTGATTTTTCTAGCATCTATACCTCTCATATAATCTAAAAAATCAGGACGATTCATTTCAGCCACTTTACTAAAGTCCCCGCCTAAAGAAGCAATTCGATTTTGTAAATCAGCTCCACTAATATCATTTCTCTTGGCTACACGCTCCATTCCTCTTATTTGTTTGGCAGATGCACTCTTCTCAAATAAAGGAGCCTGCTCAGCCAGCTGACTAGCCATACTAGTAAGCCCTTCCATTCCCTGTGCCGTTGCTTGAGCCCCTAGCTCCTGCGCATTAGCAGCAGCAAGCTGAGCTCCTGCAACTTCTTCAAGGTCTAGCTGAACACCAATATCTCTAAGCCGTCCCTCCTCCTGAGCGCTAAGCATCTCAAGTTGTTGCAGGTCCTGACCCATTGCACTTCTTATAGCACCTTGTCCTTCGTTGGCAGCCATCTGAATACGACCAGCTGTAGCAGCGCCACCTCTCTCACTCTCAACTCCAGCTTGAATAGCCTGAGCTCCCTGAGCAAGCATGGCTTCTCTCTGTAACTCATAAGGCTCCTTCTGTATCGCTAACTTATCGTATACATTAACCTCAAGCTTTTTACGTGCTTCTTGCATAGCCGCATCTGCTGCGGACTCTGCCTCTCTCATTAACCTGCGTTGCTTTCCAGCGTTAGCAAAAGACATACCTGTTGTAGCTGCTGTAGTTGCCAATCCAATCCCTGCCGCTACTGTTGTAAATGCTGCCATATTATAATACTTTTATCATTTCAGATGTGTATGAGTCTCCTTTAATGTATCCAAGGTTCACATACTTATTCATTAAACTTTGATTCTTGATAAGTGCGTAGACATACTTACAGCCTACTAATCCACATATATCTGTCAATCTAGAGACCAATAACTCGATTGCGTCTTTCCTTAGTTCTTTATTGGTATAATACCTGCTTGAAATTATCCAATCTACCCATCCAACTTTAGAGTTAGTAAGGTACATAAATCCTGCGCAAATAGGAATATCACCGTCATAAACTATAATTCCTCCTTTGCCATCATTGGGAAGGAAGTCCTTCTGAGGGGGCTCCCATTTCCAATCCTTCCACCACCCTACAAGAATGTCATCGTAATCGCTATCGTTTAACTCTCGTATTGTTAGTGCCATGCTATAACAAAGATATTAATTTTAAGGGAAACTTTTCATTACGTCCGACTCAACAGCGTACAGCTCAATCTTATCCGTGTAGGTATTCTGCATATCAAACACGCAGTAGTGACCAAGGACGCCATGAGATTCAGCAACTGAATTCTTAACGTAAAATATAAACGCATCCTGAATAGGTATAGGAGTTGTCCCTGCTATTGTGGTATCAATTGTTATCTGATTAAGATTGTTCGGTAAATCTACTGTTATAGCGGTAACTCGGCCAGCTAATACTGGTGTGCCATATGAAGGTGGAAGTGAGAAGTATAAAAGGTCTCCGATGCTTATAATGCTTCCAATGGAAACAGTAAGCGGGAATCTAACCACGTTACCTCCTACGACCTGACTACTTTGAGCAATACCATTTACGCTTCTTAGAGACAACTCACCTGCAGCATTGTTTCTAATAAACGCAAAGTAAGTAGCTTCCTTCTTCTCAAACCAATCGAGTTGAATAAACCCTGACACCTGTATGTCGGTCTCTAATGTGAATGACCATGGAGCATCTCCCTGTATGTCTATTGTTTTAAAGACTTTGTTCTCTAGTACAGACGTGTTGAACACACTCTTCATTCTAGTTGGAGTGAAGTCAGCATTTGGCGTACCATTCTTTGCCTGCCAAGGAGTATAGAACGTGTTCCTCTCCTCGTTAGTGTTGTGCCTGTACAGGTCTCCACCTTTAAATGTGTAGAAGTAGCTATTCATTCCTATCATCCAATCAGGATAGTAAGAATAGAAGGAGACCCATCCGGGCCCCGTCTCGCTGTATGTTAGTGTATAGTTCGCCATAGTTATTAAGTACAAGTTCCAAATTCAATAATTACGCCATTAGAATCCACTCGATACCAGTTGTTTGCTCCAGCATCATTGGTCTTATAATAGCCTGCGCTTAGCTTAGACTGACCATTAGCGTCACTAAATACTAGGTCATATGGCCCTAATGTCCCACCAGACCCATTCACATGAGCAACATAATATATCTGGTCCATATCATTAATACAAGCAGTTGAGCTGTCAAAGTTATTAAGACTAGATGCGAATGATGTTAAAGGAGCTGGACAATTAATGTCTATGTCAAATAAAGTTGTTGAGCAAATTCCAAAAACACTAATATTTAATGTAGATGGACTAGCTGCTGTCTTTGGTATAACCATGATGCATAAACCGGGTTCTGTTCCGGTAAGTTGCATTTGTCCTGCCACTACATTCACAGTTGTCTGTGTGCCTAATGGAGCAAAAGTAGTTCCATTATACTCAAACTCATTGACATCCTCATGAGGAGAGTCTGCGACTAGATTGCAATCTGTGCTACCAATATAGGTAGGCAGACCTGCAGTGCCCTGTCTCCATCCCCATACTGGTGAAGATAGGCCATTATAGTCTATACTATTGTATGTAGCCAATATACCATCAGTTAGGCTTCGTGGGTTAAAGCTAACAATAATTGCCCCTGTGCCTGTGCCTACATTTGACTCAATGTAATATACCCCTTGAGCCCCATCCCCTTCTATGGCATCACCACATGGGATTGGAACTAGGCAAGTGCCAAATAAAACAATTGCTCCATTAGCATCTACCTGATACCACTCATTAGCTCCTGCATCATTAGTCTTGTAGAACCCTGCCGCTAACTTAAACTGTCCATTGACATCGGTAAAGACTAAGTCGTACAGCCCTAACGTGCCAGCAGAGCCATTAACGTGGGCCACATAATATGTCTGGTCTATAGCATCAGCACAAGCCAGCTCACTAGTTGCAGCAATTGTGCTTGATGAGAATGCTGTAAGCGCAGTTGGGCAGGCAACTGAAATATCAAACACAGTCCCTGAGCATGGCCCAATAAATTCAAGATTCAATATAGATGGACTTGCTGCTATCTTTGGTATCACCATCAGTGTATTCCCCGGAGCTAATGTTGTTAACTCCATTTGTCCAGCTAATACACTCACAGATGTAGTTGTGCCAAGAGCAGCAAAGTCTGTCCCATCATATTGGAACTCAGCTAAAGTATAAGGAGAGCCTGCTACAATACCACAATCAGCAGATTGTAATCCAATATACGTTGGAAGCCCTGCGCTGCCTTGAAGCCATCCAGATGTCGGTGAAGATACGCCATTGTACACAACGCTATTATAAACAGCTTTGATGCCATCAGGTATGTTTATGGTATTGAATCTAATTAGGACAGCTCCTATAGCAGCACCTAAGTCTGTATTAAGGTAATAGATGCCTTGTAATCCATCAGCAGATATAGAGTCTCCGCAAGGGATAGTACAAGAAGGACAGGTTTGCTGAGGTAAAAGTACACAATCCACCAGCTCCCTTGAGATAATACCATCTGAGTAGAATCCATTAGGAGCACATACCGTTAAAGCTGCGTTCGTAAACACAGCTGTAGCGGAGCCTAGTGATGGAGCATTTAAGTAATACGTTGAGCTTGTAGCCATTTTATTTTTTAGTTTAACTTACTTCGCACCCGCAGCAAACATCAATTACAGTAGTACTAGAGTAGCACAATGTTAAAGGAGTAGAGTCTCTAAGGTCCCAAACAAGATACAAGTAATCCTGCAAAGCAGGCACCGTAAACTCTGCATAATTAATATTTCCACTACCTTGATTTGGCGTAGCTGTAGTAGCTAATCCTAGCAACGTAGATATGTTTGCAGGAGTATTAGTGTACAGCGTATTAGTCATTAAGTACTTGAACTTGTCAGTAGCAGGATTAAAAACAAACGTATCCGTAGACAGCTTATTGGTAATCATCCTAAGAGTGCTGCCTGCTGGAGGGAAAGCCCCAGAGCCTACAGGCCCTGTTAATGCGCTGTATCTTGATACCAACGGATTATCATCCGAAGATAAGAACGTAGTAAGAACAGATTGCAATGGAGAAGTAAATGTGTTGTCCGTGTATCTGTACTCATTGTGTATACTTTGCCCTGCTTCAAAATTATTTGTCACAACAATTTGAACAATTGTGACATTATCAGATACGGTACATCCAGCAATTACAGAAAGAGATATGTTTCCTGTGTACTCAATAGTTATTGTTGCACTCTCAACGGAGATGTTGTCCTTAGCAAATGTAAGCGTTCCACTAGTGGTTTCAGGCCCTGTAGTAAACGTGTTCCCATCATAGTCTACAGTTATCTCAAATGAAGCTCCAGCACTAATTGTCTGTACGGTGTAATCAATATCAGATGAGCCCACAACAGCCCCCAAGTCTACGCAATACTCAAATGTTTTTGTTTGAGCTGGCAATGTGCTAAGAGTAAATGTCTGCAGTATACCGCAGCCTAAGCACTCAGGGTTCAAAGGAATCTCTCTATCATTAGTAGATAGCACATATTCATTCATGTATGGGTCAAACCCACCAAGCTTCTGAGTAGAGTATGAGGCATTAAACTCATCTCTAAACCAAGTACGCATACCAAGCTCAGATATGACAGCCAATTGGTCATTGCCTGTAGAGTTGCCCACCATTTGAATTACAACCCCTCTCTTCACGTCAGTAAAGAATCTATTGAATCCCCACTGCACATAGCTCTCAGGGTTAAAGCTTATTCCATACTTCTCAGTCCTTGCAATTTGATTGCCTAATACCTCAGGCACAGATGCAATAACACCACCGCCTGTAGAGTCCGAAATAATGTTTTTGCTTGACAGCACATAAGATATCTTGTCTTCCTGAAGAACAAGAATGTCGGTCTCTCTACCATCTAATATGTAGATATCTCCAAAGGATGGCTCAAGGACTTTATAGTTTAGAAGCCCAAGGTTAAACTCGTTAAGCTTATTTACATTTGACTCAGCGCTATAAACACCACTGTAAGTGATGTCTGCAAATCTATCTGCCTCTCTATAATCCTGAGCAGAAACAGCAGTTACCCTGTTGCCAAAGTTGAAGAAATTACCAACGATAGAGTCTCTAATCTTATAGCTTTCTGCTCCATTACCAAAAGAGAAACAGTTAAAGAACTTAGTATCAACAATAGCTGGAATCCCTGAATTAATGTTTTGGTTCTGAACATTGCCTTGGTGGTTTCCATTGACAATAGGGAATGACATTTCGTTCTCAAAGAATACATCAGGCAAAGCCTCTGATGGCTCTGTCTCAAATATTATAATCTTATCAGAACGGAATACAGTTATGTTTACTTCTACGTTTGAGTCTCGTGCCCTTGGCTTTAATCCAGCTCCATCGCAAGAAACAGTTCCTGTAATTAGTAACTGAAGCTCATTTGTAGTTGGGTTCCTGTAGAACTTATAATAGTTTGTGCAGACAGCTTTTGAGATTGGATTAGCAACAATATTATCTGTAATTCCTTCAAATTCATTATCTATCTCGCAAGCATTCGAACCAACAACCTTTATGCCATCATTTAAGTATTGCTTAATGTTTTCGCCAACAAACCAATCATACATATTGTCATATGAGTTTGCTGATATAAAAGTCTTTTCGAGGGTGTTTCTTCTTTCCTCACATCTATTTCCTTCTCCCCCTCTAAATTGTTTTATTGACATTATGATTCTGCTTCCTGCAGGTACGTCATAATCTATGTACGTCCAAGTAGGATTAGCTGGGTTAGTTCCAGCTATGTTCATCGGATAGACCAATACGGGGTATTGCCCACCTCTTTTCTCTTTCACGAATCTTTTTCCCGGAGCAATAATTGCGTCCTCATCCTTAATAATATTAAAGCTATTAGGATTAATTTTTGCATACACACCAGCAGGCACAGGGATAAGAATCTCAGGGTCCTCATCGCTTGGTATTTCAATAAACCCTGAAGGCTGAGAAGACTTCTCTAGTACAGTAGCGTACACGCAGTTACTGGTTGGTCCTTCCGAGTCAGCCTTAACTATAAATCTATCTCCAACCTCAACCTTTCTAGAGTTCTCTCCCTCTAGTAGGAAATAGGCATTGTTGCTCTCAGGGTCTTCGAAGAATATAGTGCAGTAAATCGTCTCATAATTCTGCTCACTAGGCTTGATAACAAATTTGTATCTAGTAGCCCAAGCAGGAGGAAATTGTGTTGGTGGTATAGTTACCTGTATAGAGTTCTTAAACGAAGATAATCCACATGGAACATGGACTGTGTTATTAGGGCTTACAATTGCTGTTGTAGACCTATTAAAGTCATCCATGTAAACAATGGCAACTTCATAGTCTCTATTGCTGTGTAAACTTTGAGTATTGCCAACCTCCTGAAAACTTGCTTGAGAAAATGTTACAGCGTAGTATTCGTAAACCTCTTGAGTAGGCGTAACAGGGTCATCCACATACTTCATTGCAGGAAACTGCAACCCTATTTGATTACTAGCTGGAGATGTTAATATTGCTATCGCTTGATTAACTGCTGTAATACCACTAGCAACTTTACTTAAACCACTTAAGTCACTTGGCAATGCGCAATTGAATTGGTCTGTAAAAGTAATGCCATTGCAGGAATCTACAACAGGCTCTATATTGTCATCCCCTACTGCATTCTGAAACTCTATACTTGATGCCAACTCATACACTGACGTGTAGTCCTTAGATAAGAAAAACGTAAAGTCAAGTCTTATATTCTCTGTAGTCTCAGTTGGAAAAGGTAAATCCCCTGACCAATCCTGATGGTCTAAAGTAACCTCTAAATTTATAGCGGCACCATTAATTAGCTCCTTGCCATCTAAATCAATATAAACAACAGCGTTAGGTACATTTAAAGGGCCGTCAATAGAATAGCTTCCAGACTGAGTATTTGTGTCTGTAGTAGCTACGCCAATTTCTTCTGAAACCAATTCAGTAGAGTACTCAATCATTAATGGCGCACCATTTTCATCAACCAAGTTGTATCCCTCTACATAATTACCGTACATCAAACGGTTCCCCATAATAGTCTGGGCCTTTGCAAATCGAGGCACATTATCATAAAGCCTCAACAGCTCAGACTCAGATAAGATTGTAAATATCTTGTTGTTTGAAAATGTGTATTCCCTTTCCTCATTATCACGGATGCCTAAGTTCTTCTTGTCAAGCTTCTCAATAACACGAATGATGTTTGCATCAGCCTTCTTGAACAACAAGTCAATGCCAACCACCAATGGCCCTCCAGAATTATAAGTGATAATTGCTGAGTTGCATAGGTTGGTCATGCCCTCATTCAAGTAGCTATCGATGCTAAAGTTGAACGCTTTGGGTATAAAGGCAGGAGCAGACCACTGAGATGTGGCACTGTACTCACCGTCCTCATATTGGTATCTGTAAGCGAAGCAAATAAATCTAGTCTCAAGATAATTTTCTTGACCATTATTTACTGTAGGCTGTACAGCTGGAGCCTCAACTGGTGGCTTCTTAATTACTAACAAAGACTCCGCACTAACTTCGTCAATATTTGTTACAGGATTAGGGTAGTTCTTCTGAACATTTAAAACTCTAGGAGGATTGTAATCATCTGTAAAAAACAGAAGCTTATTATCCAAGATATCCAACCCAGTAATAAGATAGTTGGGGTTAAAATTCAAAGTGGTATTTACGTTACCGCCATCATTAATTGAAATAACGTGATAAGTCAATATGTTTGTACTTACGTTAAACGATACTATCAAGTCAAGCTTGCCTGTAGCGCCAACAGGGAAAGTAGGGTCATGCAAAAACCAATAAATGGTTTCAGTAAAGCTGTTCTCAATAGCTCCAATACATCTAGCATTAACACTTAAAGGAGTTCCATCGATATAGCTTAATGATGTCAAAGGAGTATTACCCTTGGTGTTTTCAATTACACCAATCTCGGACTTCTCAGTGGAGCCCATCCTTACATTCATAGCATCAATGTATTCTCCGTCAGGGACAACTCTTTGGTCATAGACCTTATTCATTCTCCCTGCTGTGAAGTTCCTGCTAAACTTTGCCATCTTATTTAATTTGCTTGTCTAATCCTCTCAAATTCATTAAGAGTCTACCCGGATGAATATTACTGATTCTAATCTTAGCGTTTCTCAATAATGCTGACTTCTCCTTGCGAGCACGAGCAACAATATATTCTTGCACTCCTAGCTTGCTACTCAATATTTCATACTGAATATAAGCATAAACGTACTTCTCAAATAATTTATTTACCGTAATCTTTGAGTTGTCTCCCTGCTCCATGCCATCAGACACGTACTCTACAATACACTGCTGACCAGCCATTGGTGAGTCAAAGTTAATTACACCAGCTTTTCTGTCAATGTTAAAGGTAGGATTAAAGTTTGCCGTCTCGGTATTTAAACCATAAGCGGCACCAATGTTCCCCTCAAAATACCACATCCCATCGTAGTTCCATCCCTCATTGCCATCAAATTGATTGGCCTTGTTAAGGTAAATGCTTTTCTTAATTTTAGTGATATTGTCCAAATCAATCTGAGAGTACTCAGGAGACAATGCATTTCCCTGCTCATCAAATAGAATCCTGTACTGATTGTCCTGAAGGTATGCCTTAGATGATAAGGTCTGAATGTTTTCAGATAATGGTCTCAACCATCCATCCTTGTAAAGAGATATCCTCACCCAGTTGACGTAGTCAGATGGAAGGATATACTTTAAGTTATCGCCAACAGTAAGCTCTAAAACCTTTATCTCTTTAAACGCATCGTAGTTCAACTCTTGGATAGCTCTCTTTGCATGGAACAATATCCTGTATCGCTCCTCATTGTTCACTAAAGAATGATTCCCTGAGTACATTAACAAGAAGTTGTTAACAATATCCTGAAGGCTTACATATTGATAAGACCCCCAATTGGCATCCTCTGGAGCAACGCCACCATTTTCGTAGTACTGATATTGACTGATGTATGCCATGATTATTGTGATTGTTTTTGTTCTTCACCTCCACCAAATTGAACCGCCTCAATCTCACGTATAGACATTCCTGCATATTGTAGGATTTTTGCGACAAGCTTTATCTCATCTTCTATTGGCACTTCAAAGTCTTGATAGTCAGCTTGAGATTGATTAAACACTGGCTCACCATTCGCCAAGGTTATGTATGTCCACTTGGGGTCTTTTGGATACCTAAAATAAACAGCATCCACCTCGTTAGCTAGGTTAATGGTTGATGGGTATACGGTAAGTACATTGCCTGCCTGCGTGTAAGCAGGGTACAACTCCGTAGGGGCTGTAAGGTTTGAGTTTACAAGCATTGTAATATTGGAATGCGTAACCTTCTCCGCCTCGCCTTTAAATACTCTAGTCATTCCAGAGCCATCATAACAAAGGATTTTGTTAATCATAAAGTAATCAAAACCAGTTGTAGAAGTAGATGGAAGAAAGAATCTGTTTGTAGCTGGAGCCACTTGAGTAAGTGTAGATGTAACTATAAATGTTTCAACAGCCTCTTCTAATGCCTTACGCAAATCAGCATAGTCAGTGCCCGACATCCGAGCATTCTCCATATTTGTTATCTTGTTGTACTCAGAGAAGAACTCTTCGAATACTTCCATCTGGGCTTGCTTGGCAAACAAGTTAAAGTCTGACGGAGATATGTACCCATAGTTGTTCTTGTTTAAAACGGATAGGACCGTATTTCTAACAGAGTTTATCATTTTTTCGCCTTTTTACAAATATACATAAAAAAAAGAGGGCACAAAAAATGCCCTCATTTCCAATTGTTAACAAACCATTTTAACCATTTATGCCAATATAGCTTCCAACATTCTCAGTGCATCAATGCCCTCATCACTCTGTAGGAACCCGCCTGCAATTTCATAAGGGTCCTCACCGTAAGGGATTGACATCATTTTCTTTTTGTTGGTTGCTGTATTAAACCAAATCTCTTTATCATTGTTTCTCAAAACCAATAGCTTGTTTTCGAAGAACATTCTGATTTTAGCTTGAAACTTTAATTCAGGGTCATTCAATATACTTAAGAACTCTTTAGGTTCTGTCTTGGCAAACACCAAGATATCACGCCTCAATTCAGCAGTAGATACCGTAGATGGGTCCTTGCCAAACATTACTCTAGTAAGAGTTTCAATCTGTTCAATACTTAATTGACGAGCTTCTACTAACGCCTCTACTTCTAGGTTCAAATCATTAACCTCTTCAGCCGCCTCCTTCTCCTTATCTACCTCAGTAAATATAAGTCCGTTTAATGGGTGATAGTGAAGGAACTGTTGTAGTACAGGATTCTGCTTTGGGACTCTTAAGAATCCATCTTCAAAGATAATAGGTTCAATGATTGCATTTCCATCTTGTTCGTCTTCAAATGGAGACTTCTGATTGGAAGCATATCTAAGTGCACGATTCACATTGTTCTTCTCATCAAACCACATCAAAGGATATCTAGGATGGTTTCTTGATGCCAATGTATAAGATAGCGGATTGCCGTTTTTTAATTTGTAGACCTTGTCTACAGGAATATTCTTTGCCATTTGTTATTGAATTTAATTTGATTTAAAATTTAATTATTTTTTTACTTCTGTTTTTTTACCTGTCAATCTATCAACACGATATTCTTTCTTAACTGCCCCTACTGCTTTTTGCGAATTAGTAGGCATTACTTCTGTTTTTTTACCTGTTTTTTTATCAACACGATATTCTTGTTTGAATGCTCCTATCTTTTTTTTAGGACCCGGGTCAATTCCTTTATTTGCCATTTCTTTATTTATTTAAAGATAAATGAGAGTGTCCTGCAGGACACCCTCAGTTAGTTGTTACTTTTTTGCTTTAAGCTTATTAACTACTTCTTTAGCTCCAGCCTTTCCCGTAGAGCCTTGTCTTGCTAGGTTCCCCTTTGATGTAACTTTTCCAGCTGCATTCCTCATAGTATAATTGTAGGTCTGCTCATCTGGTTTGTTCATGTTTGTGGTATCAATTGACATTCTATATCCTTTTTTACCAACAGCAACATCCATTAATGGTGCTCTCTTATTAATAGTACTAGACTTCTTTGCTGGTTCGTCAACAATTCTAGATGCCTTTACTGTAACCTGAGGAAGTGTTTTTGGCCCCGGACCCTTTTTCTTTGGAACTGGGTCTCCTCCTTTTTTCTTGATAGCCATAATGTTTTTTATTTAAAGGGTAAAAGAGGGGCCAATTAGCCCCTCTATTTATTTATCATCCGTATCTGAACAATACGAAGTTGTTTGCACCTAAGGTACATACACAACGCTCAGATAGGAAGTTAACCTCCATTGCATCAAGGTCGCTAGTAGCAGCACCACCGGCAGAACCTGTAATCCAAGTCTTGTAACGTCTGTCTTCAGATTCAGAAGCTCTGTAACGTACGTGCAAGAATGGACGCTTAGCGTTCTTACCCATGATTTGGTCATACACTGAAGTAGAACCTGCAGGAACCATCAAACCTGTGATAGTACCAGTAGCGGTAGCAGCAGTGTTGCTAAGACCACCACGCATGGTTGGGTCGTTCAAGTACTTCCAGTCAGACTTGTAGAAGTCATAACCTCTACGGAATCCAGTGAAGCCAAGGTTCAACGCCATGTCAACGTCATTGTCGAACAAACCGTAAGAAGCAGAAGCAGATACACCACCAGAGTTGTAACCGTTAAGGGTTGCCAACATATTGTCGATGTCGAAAGACAAACCACGGTTAACGAAGATTACGTTCTCTTCGATTGCTCCCTGCTTGTCAAGACGAGAAACGATAGTATCCCACTCAGCAAGAGAAGTTGGAGTTCCAGCTCCCCATACGTTACCTCTGTTGTTAACAACATAGAAGATACCTTCAGAACCCATCATTCCAGCAGTCTTAGCGCCAGAACCTGTAGCTGCAGGAACTGCTTCAATCATTGCAGTCTCAAGATAATCTTCGAAACGTAGACGAGTCTCGTGCTCAGACTTCAAATACCAAAGGTATCCAGTAGCACCATTCTCAGTAGTTACTTCTACCCAACCGATTTGAGCCATGTCAGAACCGTTAACCGCATACTTATCTTTGATGATAATAGGGTTGTTAGAGTAGATTTCATCTTCTGATTCCAAAGAACCAACCATTCCGTTAGTGCCTTTCTTAAATTCAGAACCGTAAATGAATACAGTACACTGAGTAGAAACTGCGAAAGCTTGTCCAGCAGCCTCATAGAAAGCAACAGTGAAAGTAGTTGCAGAAGGTACAGCAGTAACGATTGCTTTGTTGAACACACCTGAAGCGTTGTTCTGAATCATTACAGTTTGACCCACACGGATTGCGATGTAAGTAACACCTGAATCAGCAACAGTGAATGTAGCTGTAGCGGAACCTGCAGCAGCAGCTGAAGTTACGTCAGTGTACTTAATGTGTAGACGGCCTTGTTCTGCCCACTTAATCTGGTCAGAGTTAGAAGGCATCTCGGCTCCAACCATTCTTAGGAATGAAGCGATAGTTCTATTACCATAACGCTCAAATTCTTTCTCGTAAGTATCAGGTAGATACTGGTTCAAGAAGTTGAAGTTGGTAATGTAGTTGGTTTGTAACGCCACCTGTTCAGCGCTTGGCTGAAGTTGGAAGGTAGGGTTACTTAATAATTGACCTGCCATTTTTTTTTAGTTTTTAGTTTTTACATTTTTTTTGCACTGCGGATTCTCAGGTTTCTACCTGAGTCAGGGTTTACCGCTCTCACCTGCATTCCTCCTGTTGGCTTACCAACCTCAGGAGCTCTACGCTCCGTCATGTTAATGTTCTTGATTTTACGAGTGACATCGTCAGTAGCATCTGACATACCTTGCTCATAAAAGAACTTAGCAAACTTCTCAGGGTTCATTGCCATGGCTAATGACCTGTGGTATCCCGCTGCGTCTTTAATCATCCCGCTCTCATCCAAAAACTTATTGATAAAGTTTTGTGGAGTAGCTTGAATTTTCTTCAACTCATTGGCATCACCCGGAGCAAACGAAATCTTCTTATCGTTAATGTTGAACTCAAATCCTTTGAAGTCTTTACTAAAAACCTCATCTGTCTTTTGGTCAAACCATCTACGCTTTCGATTAGTCTCCTCCTCTATAGTCTTCGCCTCACTAATATATTGCTTATAACTATCATACAACTCCTTATCTTCATCGGAAACGAAGCCCATACTTGACTCAAGCGGGACTTTATATTTTTCCTTCTGATTGTTGAAGTACTTCTTAGCCTCAGCAATAATTTTCTTTCTAGCTATCTTGACCTTCTTAACGGTAGACTCATCATCCAAGTCTTCATCGTATGAATACTCTTCCATTAAAGCCTCAATATCCTCACCATCTAATCCTTCTTGAGTAGATGTGAGATAGCTTTTAAGTAGCTCTTCGGGATTCATTGAATCAAAGTCTTTCCTTAATTCTAAAAAATCCTCGAAGCCTCTACCAGTTTCTTTTTTGTATTTCAAATAAGCGGACACATCTTCAGGCAAAGGCTCAGCGTCTTTACGCTCAGCAACCAAGTCATCCAATGAGTTAATCTGCTTATTGTATCTTTTACCAATATATGAAAGAACGTCCTCGTCTTTAAAGTTAAACTCTGCAGCCTCAGGTTCTTCATAGGAATTATCATCACTTGATGCAATGTTTTCCCCATCACTTACAAGTGACTGCTCATGCTTTTCAATCAATTCGTTTTCTACTTCTCGAACCCCTTTTGGTTCGATGACGTCTAGTGACCTTACTTTGATTTCCATTTTATTAGATTTTATTGTACAAACTTAATTAATTATTTTAACATTTTATCGAGGTTCAAATTCAGCCAAGTCAAAGCCATCTAAGCTATCCTCGTTAGACTCAAAGTTCAAAGGCGGAAGGTTATTCTTCCTTTGGTTAATGAGTTTAGACTGCTCACTATTTTGCTGACTAATCCTCTTAGCCTTGGCTTCTTCCTTCATCTTCTCTCTTTCAGTCAAGCTGCCAACATCTAGACTCCTCAATTGGACATTGTACTGATACTCTTCTCTCATCAACTGAGATTTAAGCATGGCCTCATTTTTACTCTTCTCAATATCAAACGCAACCTCTGCTTGTTTCAACTGCATTTTTGCTTGAGTCTCTAGCTGTATCTGCTGCATAGCGGCTTCAGATGCCATCTGCTGCGATTGCATTTGCTGCTGAGCAACCATTGCCTGCTGCTGCATCTGCATCTTCTCCTCTCTCTCTTGCTTCTTTACTCTTTTCAATTTAAGCAATTGATTCGCCAGCTTTAGGTTCTTTAGCTCTCTAATGTCAATAGCGTCCTCAAGGTTGATATCTCCTTTGGACAATGCCATTTGAATGTTCGCCTCAAGCTGAGCTCTTTGCTCCTCATCAGGAGACACTTCAATAAAGATACCAAAGTCATAGATGTACAAATCCTTAATCTCATTTAGGATAGATACATTGTACTTACCTATTTGATTGGCAAATTCGTCAGCAAAGTCAGAGTACTCTAATATGTCAGCGACTCTATATGTCAGTGCCTCTGACAGGGACCTATAAAGATAAAGGCTGCCATCTAGGATGTGACGAGTAGCTGTGTTAGAGTTAAGAGCAGCCAACTTCTGTAGACCAACCAATGAGTTAGGGTCAGGCATTGAACCGTCTCTAGCCTCATTAAGACCTGTAACAGAACGAATCATATCAATGTAATGATTCATGTTCGTAATTAGCATCTGTGTCTTGCCTGCACCTGAGCCTGAGCTAAGCTGCTGGATAGGAACCCTAGCATTATTAAAGTCTCCGTCCTGAGTATAGCTACGGCCAATAACACTACCTGTCTGGAAGTATAGTCTCAATGCGTCCTCAGGGTTGTAGGCGTTGCCTGTACCCAAGTCAATCTCGTTCAATCCATCCGCATCAATAAATACACCATCAGGCACGGTACGTGCAATCACTTGCTGTAACTTCAGGTGAGTGATTTGAATCAAGTCAGCAAAAGGTATCATCCTTCTACATAATGACTCAATAACCCCCTTGTACATACGTGGAGCACAAGCAACATAGTTTGGCAATGCGTGCTGTGAAGCAGACTTAGGGCGAACCATATTCTCAGACATCCTCCATTGCAAAAGAATGTTGGTGCCCATCACCATAATTCCCTCATACCAAACGTCAATTGTCTTTTCAATTTTCTCAAAGTTTCCTTCCTCCATCATTTCTGTAGGAGGGTTGAAGTTGTCATCCTTCTCAATTACTCTGGAACCACCTCCGTCTAGATTCTTTTTCTTATAAACAATCTTTTTAGTGGTCTTGTAATTAAAGTAAAGCAACGTGCAGGTGTCTCTATAAAACATACTGTTCTCATAAAACTGAGCCACGTTGTAGTAGTCATACCATGATTGGCTGTACTGAGTAATTTCCTGTAAGTCTTCTTTAGTTAAAGATTGGTCAATCTTCATCAACTCAGATATTGGAAGGGTCTTAATCTCTCCCCAATAAAAACAATCTTTAAAGAATGGGTCCTCTGTGTAACTATAAATTATATTGGCAGGGTCTACATACGAAATCTTTACGCCTTCACCCTGAAGGAACTCATGCTTGGCAACGCCAATGCCAACTACAGTTAAATCATAATTCAATCTCTTTCTGATGTCATCGTAATGATTCTCATCAAAGATGGTGTTGATTGCTTCTTCTTCAGCAATCTCAATTGCAGGCTTATAGTTAAGCTGCATATATAGTGATAGCTCCTCATCAGTCTGAGGTAGCTCATCAGGATTCATAACAAAAGGATTTGCTCCAGTTTCTTCTTGGATAATTTCAAGCACAGGCTTAGCCACCATTTGGCTCTCAATCATGTCCTGATACTTACTACGCTTTGCCTGAGACATTGCGTCCTGAGCGTAAGCCTTCACCTTAAATAGTCGGTCAGACATTCCGTTTACAACGATGTCTACAAACTTTGGAAGGATGGGAACTGGAGTCCAGTCTAAGTTCAAATAAGACAAGTCTCCGTCAATAGCTAATTCATTTTTATATTTACCGATTGGCTGCTCTCCACGAGCATATAGTCTTAATCTTCTGAAGTCTTGCCATTGACCATAGTATCTACAAGCGTTACCATCTTTTCTAAACCATTCGTATTGTATAGCTTGACCGACTTGTAGACCAAAGGTATCCGATGCTTTTTCAGCATCCGTGGCCAATTGGCTAGGAAACGATACCGAATTAATTTGGATTGTTATATTCTTCATTTGTCCAATTGACTTATAGTCCCTTCGTTCTTATATTTAGCGAAGTTAATAATTAATTTCGATTCTTTTTTTTCAGGCACGTACAGGTGCTTCTGATTGGCCATTATAGCTAGGCCTGAGCTGATACAAGCATCGAACTTTGTTCGGTCATTTATATCAAATTTAGCCCAATCTTCAAGCGTTCTTGTAAATGCCATCGTGCCCATGAGGTCCGCATCTCTGTACTTACCTTCTAAATCAAGCCCCACAAATTTTTCAATGTAAGACTCTATTGCCGAAGCGTGAGCTTGCTTGACATCTTCTGATGAGTTTGGTATTCCGCCTAACTCTCGTTCAGTCTTCGTCAATTTCGCAAACTGTTTGTCGGGTCTATTGATAGAAAACCCTCTGTACCCTCTGTTCTTTAGATGATACAATAATCTTGGCTTATTGTTCTCAACCAATATTGGCATACCGTAAAACACACAGGCCATCAGCACTTCTTCGAAAAATATCTCAGCGGTCTGTGGCCTTGCTATATACTCTAAGAAGAACTCATTTGTTGGCCCCTCATCCATGTGGAACTTAGTCATTCCATGAAGCGCTCCGTTAGAACCACGTCCGCCAACCACAGCAGATATATCGTATGAATCACATCCAAATGACCCAATATGTTCATTCCCGGGATACTTAATACCATTACGAATATGCACATTGTTCTGAAGATGTTTTGGTGGGAACCAGCTAATTGAAAACCTTCCTCTAGTATCAGGAGTCCAAATCACGACAGTATCTTTGATGCCATCCTTCCAAGAGAAGGAGCCCCTTGTAAGGTAATGCTCTTTAATCATGGAGTCATTGTAGTCAATCTGCTGATATATCTTAGTTAGGTTAAAGATAGATGACTTGCTCTCATCACGGAATGCATGGCTTTCCGTGCGAGGGAACTGACGATAGAATTCATTCAATGCATCCGCATCATTTTTCAATGAATCAACTTCCGCCTCCCAATAGTCTATAGCTCCATTTGTAATCCAATTGCCATCAACCCCTCGTATCTTTTCCTTAGGCTTATTGAAAACAGGATGACCATGTATATCTATAAATCCTTCCATGTTCCATTCCATTGGAACAAATAAAGAATATAGCCCACTCTTGGTCTGACCATTGGCGTTTCTGACTTTTACGTTTGAATCTTCGTAAATATCTTTGTAATTCTGTCCTCCTTTTGAAAGCGCATTGGAAGTTGAGCCCATCATACACTTGCCAATAATTTTACTACCAAGACGCAAACAGGTCTTAGTTACACGCCAGTTCTCTTTAATGTTTACAGGCTTTGTCCATTTTGCAGATTCGTCATGGGCTAAGAATAATAGCTTTTCACCATCGTATGAGTTGTCTTCAGTGTTCTTCCAATCTATTGATGTATCAAGTCCATCGACATCATTGCCGTCAGTCTCATACATATTCTTTTTGGTAATTTTTGATGCAGGCACCCTATAAGCCAACTCTGTCTTTGGCTTGTCCATACCGTCCATGATAGGCTTAAAGAAAAATGGGAGCCTGCTATTAATAGGCACTACCTTATCAGTAAACATCTTCTTAGCATCAGCACCTGTCTTTGATAGGATGCCGATACGTGCATCACGTGCAAGCGTGCCTATGTTGACACACTCAGATGATGACATGAACGAGAATCCTGAGCGTCTAATCTTTAGGTATATCATGCCAAATGACCGGGGGTCGGCACGACAGGCCTCCCAAAATATCCAATAGATTCTGTTGGCTTCACGGAAGTCAGGATATCCTACGTCAATGCTAGACCACTGGAGATACATATAATGTGAGCCCGTGATATAGGTCTTCACACCATTGTTCATAAACCAATAGCCTTGCTCTCTGCGGTCAAACTCCTGCTCGATGTAGTCTACCCACCTGTCCTTAAACTCCTTTGGCTTTTCGTTCCATTGGAATATGGATTGAATCTTGGCTAGTTCTCTAGGGATGTCCTCTCGTTCCCAGTACTGCTCGGATTTAGATGGGTGTCTTGCAGGACACTTTTCAGGAGCTATAGGCAAAGCAATTTTTAAGCCTGAGATTTCTATCACCTCACCTATCTTGCCATTCTTAGAAATGACGACAACATCGTACTGCTCGTTGTAACCGTAGAGCCACGACATCACTCTATTCTTATTAGAGACTACTGCAGGAGGAATACAATCCTTTATGACCCTACACAGACTACTGTTTTGACCTTCGCTCTGCAAATCCTTGTTTAGTATCAGTTCTACTTACACCTTTATCTATCGCCTCTAAGCTTTCTTTCTCTGATTCTATTCTGTTGAGAATCTCAAACGCATCAAATATTGCTAACTTTTTTGTAGCCGCTGCATTCTTTAACCTGTCTGCGGCAAGCTCACCTTCCACATCGCCACTCTTTACGACACTCTCTTCTGCTACCTTAATCAATTCATCCACTGCCTTGTATCCTGCGGCAATAATTCTAAGCTTGATTTCTTTTACGTCTTTCATTTTTTGTACTTTAAAAACGCAACCTGAATTAATCTAGCTGACTCACCTTCTCCAAAGTTCTCGAACAGATTTCTAGAGTGGGGCAAGTCAGAATTAAAAGCAATCATCCTATTGAACTTTGAATAGACCACAACCAATGGGTTATTGTCTTTGTCATATATTGTGGTGCCATCATCAACTGGGCACATCTCATTTAAATACAGAATGCAAGTGATGTCTCCCATCATTTCATCCGTGTGAATAAAGTTTGGTTCCTCCTGATTCAATGGAGACCTCCTCACAAAATTAAACTCTACCTTATAATCAGGAAATAATTTAGATAGATATTTGGCAAAGTCATCGTGATTTCCTCTAGGCTGTATGTTTCTGAAGATGTTCTGTCCATCTGCCACGTCTTGAAATCCGTATAAATAAATCTCGGATACATAATATGTTGGGTCTTGGAGTACGTTGTCAAAAGATAGTAAATTCATAGTTTAATTGTTATCTGATGGTCAAAGATTCTGTAAAGTTTTTCTTCATCAACAGTAAACTCGTACTCACTATCAGGACTAAAGCAGACCATGTCCCCAGCTTTCACGCCTTTGGTTAAGAGGTATTCATTTGGATACTTCATTATGCCAACTAAAGGCTCTTCACTGATTGGCTTTTTGATGTAGCTATCAGTAGCCTTAATTGGCTTGACAAAGCAGTACCTGTCGTAAGCGTTCCATGTTCCATTGCTTTTATACATAAAGAACTGGTCGGGCTCAATGAAAAAAAGGTCATCTTTGAAAAACGACTTACCGCTTTTTTGACGACCCTTCATGTCATTGTAAAACTTAAAGACATTGTGGTGAACTAGTAAGGTGTCTCCAATTTTAATTGGCCCTCTGTATCCTAGTGGTGTCTCCACTACTTCAGCGAACCTATTGGAGAACTTGTGGTCCTCCTCAGATGTGCTTACTATTAGCTCTATGCCACCGATGTCTTTTGTGTTGTCGTACCTCTTGCCGTTTATGGGCTTTGCAATAAAGTAAAATGGGGATTTCATTAGATATTAATATTGTATTCGATAGATACGGGTATTGTAGAATTAAATTCTTTCCAAAGCACTACCTCTAATTTATCGTTAATAATAAATATCTTGAAGGAGTTCTTTGCCTCATCAAATTTAATTAGATGTATTTCATTGGAGTCGCCTAGCACTCGTTGCCCCACAATGTAATGCATTGCGCTGCCCTTATAGTCAGGGCCTACCGATATCTTTCTTATGTCCATTAGATTAAATTTTAATAGGGGAGTGCTTAATGCACCACCCCTAGTTGGTCTGTTCCTGTAATTCTGTACACGTTCCCTGCCACAAGCCCTGCGCTTAGTGCTGCTGCGTTGTTAGCGTATACAGGCACCGATGGTAGAGGCATAGATAAAATGCTTCCGATAGTGTAGTTCTTGGTTACGTTGCTGTCCTCAGCATCAGTACCAATGAGCTTGTCACTATATGAGACGCTTGCGTCTGTAGAGTATGAGCTTATCTTTGCCATGATTATTCAGCGGTTACAGGTGGCTCAGGAGTAGGCTCAGGTGCAGGAGGAACTGGTGGTACATAGTCACCAGTGATGGTTAGGTTCAGCTGTGCTGCTACCCAGTCCCATGCGTAGGAGTCCACTTCCCATTGAGCGTATGCTTCACCAGTCATGCTCAAGTTTCCTTGTGCCACTTGTTGAGCTACATTACCCTCAACTGTTTGAGAAAATAGCTGATAATAGAATGTCGCACTTGTTCCTAGTGTAACATTTACAGCGTAGGCATTTAAGATAGTTGCCTCTAGTACTTGTCCGTTGTCCCAGATTGAGACGGGTTCGATTGTTTTCATGCGTTTATTTTTTTGTTTAGTTCTTGTATTGCTTTTATTATAACAGGTATTAATTCAGTATAATTTACTCCTTTCATTCCATCTATAGAAGATTCTGAAACTAACTCAGGAAAAACTTTCTCAACTTCTTGAGCAATTAATCCAATATGTAGACTTTTATTGTCTGAATCCTTCCAAGAATAGTAGACTGTTTGAAGTGTTGACAAACTTTCAACTGCTTTTTCTATAGGCTTTTTAATATCCTTTAATCTTATATCAGATGCTGATACCCATCCTGTAGAACCAGCATCCAATCTAACTCCTCCACTTCCTCCTGACCTTACATATAGTTGAGTGCCACCTCCTGTACTTCCACCCATATAGAATTCAGCTACAGCACCTCCTCTAGTTAAAGCTAATTGACCTCCTCCTGCCATTGCTTCAATACTTACAGGGTAATTCATGTACGACCCCATAACATTTAACTTTGCGCCTGTATCCGTTGTCGTTCCAATCAGCACGTTGCCGCCTGAGGTGATGGTTAGTCTAGGAGAAACCCCATTTCCAGCGTATATACTTGTTGCTCCAGTAACTGAACCAAGCAATTGGTCATTACCATCCGTTAATAAATAATATGTATTTAATTTTAAATATTCAGATGTTCCAGTTCTATTTAATCTCATTTCACCTGAACCTAGATTAAAGGTAGCTGCGCCTGTGTTGGCTATTCTAAATCTTTCATTTAATGTAGCATTTGCTCCAGCAGTACTACTTGTACTTGTAAAGAAAATATGGTCTCCAGAATCTTGAGAATACAAAGACGCAAAGCCGTTAGAAATATATTTCCACGCTCCATTAAAATTTAAATTCATCGTTAAAAAAGTACCAATTGTACTATATCCAATTAATAATGAATTTTGTAATTGTAATTTATTAGATGTTGTTAAATTCCAAACTGAATCAGTTGGTCCAATAGTAATTGAATCGCTTACTCTAGCCGTACCACTAACCTGCAACCTTGCTCCGTTGTCTGTTGGTGAGTTTGCTATTGAAACATTTCCATTACTAAATACTGTTAATCTATCTGTTCCGTCCGTAGACATAACAATTTTAGAGTCAAAAAAAATATTACTGGGGTCAGCATTTAAAGTTAAAGTGCCAGTAAATCCTAAACCAAAAATGGTTGCAGTATTTTGATTGTTTGCCCAAAATGATAATCCAGGATAATCCTGTGCTGAAATATTAAAACTTCTTAATCCTGTTCCACTTGTATAATTAGCTCCTCCAAATCCTCCGTTTATTCCATTGTCGGTAAATAAGCTATCACCCAAAGTAGTAGCTCCTGTAAACTTTGGTAAGGTATTAGTAGTACCAGTCCCAGTGACTGGGTTAGTAAGTGTGTTCTGCTTCCCATTCAACTGGGTTTGAATAGAGCTTGTCACTCCCTTCACGTAGCTTAGCTCAGTCAAGGATGGGTAGGTCGCAGTGCTTAAGCTTGATATAACTGTTGAGCCTGTGAAATACGCAAGCTCGTTAGTTGTGCCAGTCCCTGAGATGCTGTTCACCAGCCCTGAGGTGTACTTAATGATGTCGACAATGTTGCCTACCATTGTGCCTACAGTAAGCACCACGGTCGTGCCGTTAGTAGCTGTGTAGTCAGAGGATGTAAGTCGAACACCGTTAATGAACACGTCCACAAGCCCTACAGTGTACCCACCTGTTACAGTGAATGTAGTCTGACCAGATGTGGCTATGAACGTCTCTATCTCTCTAGCTGATGGGTTGACACCTACAGTCCATGAACGGTCTGCTGTCAAGTCATACCCAACACCGTTAATAGTTAATGTCCTAGCGTCAGTAACAGGAGTGTAACCCAAAGCATTAGTCACATCAAGGCTAGTTAATGTAACAGCCCCTGTTCTAGTGTTGAAGCTAGTTACTCCTCCTTGGTACTCAGGGATATTTAGAACACCTGTTACATTATCGTAAGTAGCTGCACCGCTAGTGCCTGTGGTTGTCAAACTAATCGCTGCTCTACTTGTAGATGTTACTTGTCCAAGCGTAGCAAACTCATTGTTATTGACAGCGTTGCTACCAATCACACGTCCCTTGAAGTTAGCAACAACACCTGCTGGTAGGTCTGCAATGGCTCCAGTTACAGCATTGACAACACCGCTAGTCTCTCCAACAATAATGCTTGAAGCAAACTGCTGCACTCCTGTGTTGTAAGCGTAGATAGGATATCTTCCTGCTGGGTTATTGCCGTAGTAGTCT